GATTTTGACTTTTACGGTGACGTATTGACGGGATACGAGGAATGGGAAAAAACGAATTTTTGTACTTTGGCACCCTGACACCCAGACAGCAACTGAACGACCTAATGCACAAGTACGCGCAGAGAAATCATATTCCTTATGCCGAAAGCTGGGTCGAACTCGAACATCGCTACTACAGGCGCCATAACATCGCGATTTTCGTAGAACGCAAAAGACTCAGGGAAAAAACAAATACGCGTCTGAGCATCACGGAATTTCTGGATTTAACAGGAAGACTCACAGCGGCGATAGAGATCGGGCATGAGATGACTGACGGAATACCGATGGAGAAACACCATGCCCTTTAATTTAGAAAAAGCGGAATGGGTGAAAAACTTTATTGAAACCTATTGCACGTATTCCAAAGGTGAATGGGCAGGCAAGCCATTCAGACTCTTGCCATGGCAATGGGAAGACCTCTTGAAACCTCTGTTCGGAACGCTGAATGACGACGGGACCAGGCAATACCGCACCGCCTACGTCGAGATCCCCAAGAAAAACGGCAAATCGGAATTCTGCGCCGCCATAGGCCTTTACATGCTGACCAACGACGGGGAAAAGGGCGCCGAGGTCTACTGTGCGGCCGCGGACCGCGAACAGGCGAGCATCGTCTATCAGGCGGCCTCGGCCATGGTCCGCAACTCTGCCGGCCTCTCCAGGCATCTCAAATGCCTGGATTCGCGCAAGCGGATCATCTACCGGAAGAACAACAGCTATTTCCAGGTACTCTCCTCCGAATCGTACACCAAGCACGGGCTCAACCCGTCATGCGTCATCGTCGACGAAATCCATGCGCACCCCAACGATGAACTCTGGAACGTCTTGACGGCGGGGACGGATTATGCCCGCAGGCAGCAGATCGTCCTGGTCATCACCACGGCCGGCGTATACGACAAAAACTCCATCTGGTGGCGTCTGCGTTCGAAAGCGATTCAGGTCGGAAAAGGCATCATACAAGATCCCCGATTTCTGCCTGTCCTCTATCTAGCGGACCCGGAAAGGGACGACCCGAATGACGAAGAGCTCTGGAAGCGGGTGAACCCTTCCCTGGGGCAGATCTTCACCCTCGAGAAGATCCGACAGGATTACAACGAGGCGAAACAAAACCCGGTGGACTTCCAGAACTTCCTGCGTTTCCGGCTGAACATCCCCGTCAAGCAGCTCTCGCGGTGGATGCCCATGGACAAGTGGGACAAGTGCAACGCCAAGCCCGACCTTGACTTTCTCCGAGGCCGCAAGTGCTTCGGGGGCTTGGACCTGTCATCCAAGATCGACCTGGCGGCCTTCGTCCTGGTTTTCCCGCCGGATGACAAGGACGGTGTTTTTGACATTCTGTGCCGCTTCTACTGCCCGGAAGAAGGGATTCTCAAGCGCTCTCAAACCGACCGCATCCACTATGACATATGGCAGGATCAGGGTTTTTTGACCGCGACTCCGGGCAACGTCATCGACTACGCCTGGATCGAAAAGGACATACTGGATGCCGCGAAGAAATATCAGCTCTGCCAGGTCGGGTTCGACTCGTGGAACGCCCAGGCGACGGCTACCCGGATCATGGATGAATTGAATCCGACGGGCAACGAAGACGGCTTTCAGATGGTCGAAGTGCGTCAGGGAGCGAAGTCATTCAACGAACCCGCCAAGGACCTGCTCGTTCATGTCATGACGGAAAAGGTGCGGCACGGGGGCCATCCGGTTCTCCGGTGGTGCGCCGACAACCTTGTCATGAGATCCGATCCCAACGGTAATGTGGCGCCGGACAAAGAAAAGGCGACGGAGAAGATAGACGGCATGGTTGCGCTGATCATGGCCTGGGGGCGGGCGATGTTTGGAAACGACGAAACGCAATCGGTGTATGAGACCAGGGGGGTTGTATGCTTATGACTAAAGAGAGTCCTGACAAGAGATCCATATCTGACCCACCGACCAAGCCGCTGTTGCGGATTGATGAAGTGGCGGCATATTTCGATGTCCATCCGCGCACAATTCGTCTGTGGATCGAGCATGGACATTTAAGCGCCGAACGGCTTGCCGGATCCATACGCGTAACGCGCGAGTCGATCATCAATTTTCGCCTCAAAGGACGAGAAGACTGAAAAAAGTGTGAAATATCTGCATATTTATGGAAATCCTGCAGTGTCAATCCTTCTGCAAACCTGACATACTTCCACCATGGATTCATAACTGATTGATACGCTAGCGGCTCAAAGTGAGAATATTACAGCGGCTCAAAAAAACAGCTCAGTATTTCCGCAACCTCGGTGTCGACGATCCCAAGGCTTGGGACCCGTTGCTTTGGAATCTCTGCGGCGCGCAATCCCTCTCGGGAGAAACCGTCACCGAGCAGTCCGCCCTCACCTATTCCGCGGTCTGGAATGCGGTCACCCTGATAGCCGGGACTATCGCCAGCCTTCCTCTTCACCTCATGCAAATGAAAGCGGAAAAAAAGAGGATCGCCTCTGACAGGGTCATGTATAGGGTCCTGCACGACCAGGCCAACCCGTTTATGGCAGCCAAGACATTACGGGAAACACTCATGGGCCACATCCTGCTGTGGGGCAACGGCTACGCCGAAAAGGTAGTCAACGGATACGGGGAACTGGTGCAGCTCTGGCCGATTGCGCCGAACCTCGTGACGCCCATGTGGCGGGACGGTGACATTTTGTACCGTGTGAAGGTCGGCAAAGAAGACAAGTATTTCACCAGGGATAAAATACTGCACATCCCCGGCATCGGCTTCGACGGTCTCATGGGCTATTCGGTGGTCGCCATGGCCAGGAAATCGATCGGGCTCGGCATGGCCATGGAAACGTTCGGATCCCTCTACTTCGGCAACGGAACGCATCCGGGGGTTATCGTCAGCCACCCGAACCAGCTCTCCGCCGCAGCGCACGCAAACCTGAAGAAGTCTCTCACCGAGGGCTATTCAGGTCTCGGACAGTCACACCGACTGTTACTGCTCGAAGAGGGCATGAAACTCGAAAAAGTGGGCGTGCCGCCGGAAGACGCCCAGTTCCTGGAAAGCCGCCAGTTTCAAATACCGGAGATAGCCCGCTGGTTCAACCTTCCGCCGCACAAACTCAAGGACCTGACCCGATCGTCCTTCAACAACATCGAATCGGAGCAGCGGTCTTTCTATACGGACACCTTACTGCCCTGGCTCGTCACCCTCGAACAGAACTATAACATGCAGCTCTTGACGGACAGCGACAGGGCGCTCTCGGGCCGGGGCAGGCTTTACTACAAACACGTTGTCGAGGGCATATTGAGGGCGGATGCCGCCGGCCGTGGGGCTTTTTACCGGGAGATGTTCAACATCGGCGCCTTTTCCATAAACGAGATCAGACAACTCGAAGACAAGGACCCAATAGAGGGCGGGGATATCCATCTGGTGCCCATGAATATGACGCCGCTGCAAAATGCCGGGAAGCCGGATCGGGCGTTGGAACCTCAGCGGTCCATGCCCGGAGACGACAAGGGAGGCGAGAACCAATGAAGTGGTACGAGATCAAAAACAAGGCGGAGAAAGCCGAGATATGGATTTACGATCAGATCGGGGAAGACTTCTGGACCGGCGGCGGCACCACCGCAAAGGCCTTTCAGAAAGAGCTTTCTGCGGTCGCCGCTTCGCAGATCGATCTGCACATCAACAGCCCGGGAGGTGAAGTCTTCGACGGCATTACTATCTACAACCTTCTCAAGCAGCACCCGGCGACGATCACAACTTATATCGACGGCATCGCAGCGTCCATCGCCTCGGTCATCGCCCTCGTAGGCGACAAGGTGGTTATGGCCGAAAACGCCCTTTACATGATGCACAACCCCTCCGGGATGGTTGTGGGAAACGCCGATGACATGAGGAGCATGGCCGATGTCCTCGACAAAGTGCGGGGGAGCATGCTGAAGGTCTACTCAGGGAAAAGCGGCAAAGAGAATCAAGACATCGTTCCCCTGCTCGACGCCGAAACTTGGATGAACGCCGACGAAGCTTTGGAGGCGGGTTTTATCGATGAGATCGGGGGCAGGATGGACATGGCTGCATGCGCCAGGTTCATCCCGGTTATGGCAAAGGCGGGCTTCAAGCGTATTCCGGATAATATTGACGGCGAGAAGGAAAACCCATCGCCGAAAGATCTTGAGGACATTGCGAATATTCACCAGAGGAATCAGGTTAAAGTCGCTCAATCCAAGCAAACAAGGAGGGATCGTGTAGCCGACCTGCTCATCAGGGCGGAGCTGGTTTCACCAAAGTAAAAGAGTAAAGACCTAAAAACCCGGGCTCCCCCGAAGCCTGATCAGCCGAAGGGGACGCAAGAAAGAACGAAGGGCGGCCGTGTAGGGCTACACACCTACATTGCCGCCCTTTTTCTTTGCCCGGAAACCACAACGGAAAAAGGAGCAGAAAATGAAAACGATCAGTCAGTACAGGGAAGACATCGCCGCCTTGATGAAAAAAGCGGCCGACATGGACGCCAAGGCCACCGTGGAGAACCGCGATCTGACCGACGGCGAATTGAGCATCAAAAACGAGATGATGGATACCGTCGAGGACTACCGCCGCACGGTGGCCACACTGGAGAGGCAGCAGCGGATCGCCGACGCCCTGGAGAAACCGGAAGCCGTCCAGTCCATTGAAAAGAAAAGGGAAATTGCAGCGCAAACAGAACGGGACAGGTTCCCTTCTTTCGGGGCCCAGCTGGCGGCGGTCATGAGGGCCGGGCAGCCCGGCGGCGTGGTCGACCCGAGATTGAGGATCACGTCCTCCGCTTCGGGGCTCAACGAGACCATCCCCTCGGACGGAGGGTTTCTCGTCCAGCAGGATTTTTCGACGGAACTTCTGAAGGATGTCTTTGAAACCGGAATTCTGGCTTCCCGGTGCCGCCGGGTTCCTATATCGGGGAACGCCAACAGCATGAAACTGCCGGGACTGGACGAAACATCCCGGGCTTCCACCCGGTGGGGCGGGATAGTCGGCTATTGGGAAGAGGAAGCGGGAGAGAAGTCGGCCAGCAAACCTAAGTTCAGAAAAATCGAGCTCAACCTCAAAAAGCTGATTGGGCTCTGCTATGCGACGGACGAGCTCCTGAGCGATGCGGCGGCCCTCGAGGGAGTCATTCGCCAGGGGTTCGTTTCCGAATTCGGATTTCTGCTGGACGATGCCATCATCAACGGCACGGGAGCCGGCCAGCCTCTCGGCATCCTCAACGCGGGCTGCCTGGTCCAGGTGAACAAAGAGACGGGACAGAAGGCGGCCACGGTTCTGGCGGAGAACGTCATCAATATGTGGTCCCGCCTCTTCGCGTCGAGCCGTCCCAATGCGGTGTGGCTCATCAACCAGAACATCGAGCCGCAGCTCTTCACCATGTCCCTGGCCGTGGGGACGGGCGGTATCCCGATCTACATGCCGGCAGGGGGCTTAAGCGGCCAGCCTTACGGGACCCTGTTCGGACGCCCGGTCCTGGCCATCGAGCAGGCGGCGACCTTGGGCACCCTGGGAGACATCCTCCTGGCGGACCTCCAAAACGGCTACATTCTGGCGGAAAAAGGAGGCATCCAGAGCGATATGAGCATCCACGTCCGGTTTGTCTACGACGAATCCGTGTTCCGGTTCGTCATGCGCGTGGACGGCCAGCCGGTGCGGGCCTCCGCGTTGACGCCTTACAAGGGTGGGGCCAATTACACCCAATCGCATTTTGTCGGGCTGCAGACGCGGTCCTAACGAAGACAACCAGTGAGGAACACCGAACCAGACAAGAAGGAGGAATAAACGATGTTGAATCCCGAAATAAATCCCATCCAATTGGCCCATGAACCGGCGGCGGCGGACGCCATAGCGGATACGGCCGCCTGGTGCGATCTCAGTAAAGCGAAAGGTGTCTTGATAACCGTCCTGCATTACCGCGGCGGCGACACGGATCTGGTCCTGCACGTCCACGAGGGTGCGGCGGCAAGCGGCACAACGGCAATCACCGCCGCCTTCCCGATATGGTACGCATCCGATGCCCTTACGGACCCAACCCTGGTGAGACAGGCCGACGCAGCCTCCTTCACCATTGATACGGGCCTCTACACCGGTTCGCAGGTGGTCCAGTTTTACATCGAGGCCGGCATTCTGAGCGCGGGATGCCGTTACGTGCAGTTGGGGACCTCCGGCGGCCATGCATCGAGCATTGCGTCGATCACCTATGAACTGGTCGGGACGCGGTATCAGAACAACGAGGCCCTGTAACAACAAGCCCTGAAAGGAGGGTGAAAATAAAATG